GGAATAAGTGCGGGATCAACTAAGTCAGAACCATAAGTCCAACTGTCTCCAAAAACTACTATACGTTTAGCCACGATATAGTATTTTGGTTATGCTCCCTCCGGTTGCAACTTGGACAAATCTAATCGCTCTATAATTCCCAGTCCATGTAGTGTACTCTACGTTACTTGAGGAAGTGTAAGACTTTGTTTGAATAGTAAAGTAATTTGCTGAGTTATAGTTCGGTGTATCATCTAGTGTGCCTTCTACTAGGATATCACCTGTATAGCCGTTGAGATAAAATGCGGCTGTGTGAAGTTTACTGCCTTGATTGGTACTCTTGTCGCTTATAACATAACTTGTTTCATTTGTACTTGAATCAATAGTAAGCTCAGTTGATGCTGTAAATGTTGGATAATGTCCGTCTAATACCTGCAGAGTGCCACGTACACCGTAGTTGTCATCTGAATATGCAATTTCATCTGTACCCTCACCACTAGTAACTGCAACTGTGTAATTGTAGTAAGTGGCAGGCAAATCTAGCAAGTCGTTGTCATCTAGTGTTACAAGTGCCTGCCCTTTAGCGGCGTTGTGAATTGTAGCAGTAGTTGTACTATAAACTGAATTAGTTTCAGGGTTAATGATATTAAGTTTAATATCTCTACTGCTAATATTAATTGGTTTCTGATCTTGGTTCTTAACTTCTATTAAAAATTTGTTTGCTACACCACGGTAGGCTTTTATGTCTCTATTATACACGCTGACGGTCCTTCTGTTTGTGTCCAAAAGTTCAAATATTTGGCAAGGTATCTTTTGCCTATATAAATACTGGGTAATGAATTGCATATTGTATTTATTGTGTTAGAGCCTGAAATTCAACAATTACTTGACAAATATCCATTCCTAAGTTTCGTAGTCTATGGTGGCAACGATTATATAGGCATAATACAGAACTACGACGAAGTTATCACTACAATATACGATTATTCCAGTCTCAAAACACAAGAAGAACGTATTAAGTTTATAGAACTAGCGGACAGTTGGTGGTGGGAATCAAATCGTATGATACCTATTAACGTTTTCCTTAAACAAGAGTGGCATCGATTTAAGCCTTGCTTAAAAACTTTTAACAGTAAAGACGTAACAATAAAATACGGTCCTTACTTAAGTCTTAAAGATTTATCTAAAAAACGTACTAAACGTAGAGCAATAACCTTAGTTCGAAAGATGAACTAAATTCATATGTACTACAACTAAGTAGGCATAACTTGTAGCATGACTTTTCTTAAAGTAGTAACTGCCGTCTGTGGGCTTTGTCCATACTTCCTGATTAATAGTAGCCCAGTCTTTGTTTAACAAGTAACGTTTACTAGGACGTATTATAGCAAGTACAGCCGCCATTTCATCTACAGTTTTGGGTTGTAGTTTTTTAACGATGTCATAGTGATTACCAATGTGTATAATCTTTTCAACAAACTCTGGCTCTTGCAGTCTATGCCAGGGAGGCTCTGTTGCCATTAATACATCCAGTTCTTCTTCACTGTGTATTTGTTGGTAAACACTAACATTAAGAAAGTCTAGTTTAACATAACCACGTTGCTCTGCTTCTTTGTGGTCAATACTTGCTAGTCCGGTAATTGGATGTTTGGGTATGTTGTTTACATACACACCTGTGTTATGTGGCACAACTTCGCCGTCACGATGTATACTGGCAGGTATATGCTTGATGTGTTCTAGTACCCGTTCTCTGTCACCAAAGTCTATGTCAATATCTGCCTGAAACTTCATAGTCCAATGTCCTTGAGTGCCTGCTTGACCCACTCTGTATCTGCCACAAAGTCTGTAAATCTACGTTGCCAGTACTCTGGATCAATATATGGGTAAATTATTTGCAACTGTTCTTCATTTAGTGTGTCTAAAAAGTCTACACCGCTATCGCAATTAAACACCAGCCATGCACTTACTCTACCTGTGCTGATATGATGACATATACGATTGCTGTTAGCATATCTAAAATAGTCTGCTACGCCATTCTTTAGTTCTTCGTGGTCCTCGCAATATGCCAGCATTTCTTTGACGCCACGTTCCAGTGCATCTTGCGCCTGTTCACGTTTTACGTAGTGTAACATCCATTCTTGGTATAGTTTGTCTTTTGTCCAGTGGTCAATCTTTTTGTTGTTTTGTAACAACCACTCACAAAAGTTCATGAAGTTAATAGCACGTATGTCTACACAATAACGTCCAAACTTTACAAAGGCATTGTAGTAAGGACTTTTACAAAAGTCTGCATAGTCTTTATTACGTGCAGATCCCTGTGTCATTTCATAAAAACGTTTGTATGCTCTAAGACCAAACTGCACACCTGTTTCAGACTCTTGTTGCACTCTGCGTTTTGGCTCGCACAAATGAGCCGCAAGTGTTGATTCCTTGCGATAACTTTTGTCACAATACTTACAGGTGTAACTCATACCGTCTTATATAATCTTCTAAGTGATCGTTTATTTCTTTATGTCGTCCAGGTTCTCTGTGCTTTATTTCATCAGGTGCTCTAGAATATGTTGTATAAGGAACACCTTGACTATGTTGCCATCTAATAGCACACCATCTAAAGCCGTCAATAATTTGTTTGCAAGGTCCTAGTTTTTGTAATCTTTTAACTTCTTTATTGGATAAATTATCCCACCACTGATCTGCCTGTTGAAAAACTATAACACGGTGTCCCCTAAAAAGCAAACTTTCGATCATCGATAATATTCTATATTGCAAGTCTTCTAGTCGATCTACTAGAGTTCCAACTTCGTAACGTTCTCTTATTTTAATCCATTCATTGGTATGTTTCTCAGTCCAATGATCTACCCATCTGTTCTTACCAAAAAATTGATTCTGAGGATTAGTCCACGCACCTTCCCAAACTTCTTGTTCTGTTGGATATATGCCTTCATCGTAACGACATATAGGCAATTCTTCTCTACTAATAAATGTCATGCCTAAAACATATAATGTTCTTTTAAGTGTTTCGTGACTGTGCTTTAGGGTTGATCTTATTATTCTACTGTTTGCGCTACCTGAGATTGAAATATCACCGGGTGTTAAGTTAAATCTTTCAGCCAAATCTACATGCCCATTACCTTGTGCATAGGTATGCATATAACTACAACCGTTTACAACTAAATCTGTGATCATTTGAATGCTTCTTTGATTTCTTTATCAGACCAACCAAGTTCTAGAGCATGCGCTTTAAGATCATCTTTTGTGTTAATCTCTACTAACAAGTCTAGTTCATCTTCTTTAGCACTAGGATACATCTGCTGTAAGAACTTGCGTTCTTTTGTGCCACCACTACCTTTTTTAGGTGCTTTGATCCAGTAATGAAATGTATTGCCCATGCCTGGGCTCACAGTACTTGCACATAGCCATTGTAGTTTAGGATGTTTATTGATGTTAAAGAAGTCTTTGTTTAACGTATCGTTGCATCTGCGCAAATAGTATTCAGCGAGATCCTGATTGCCACTAACATTGGCTGTGTACTTTAGTATCAAGTAAGGACTAAACTTCTTACGTTCTTCTTCTGTTAGGTCATCGTAAAAGTCTCTAACCTTGCCATCTACCATGGCCATTTCATTTTTAATAGATAACTTGTCTACCATATTTTACTGTAATTTACGACTTCGCTTTGTCTGCTGATATCTTTAACAAAGTATGCACACATACTTTTATCTTCTTCACTTAGTGGTACTGCTAACATCTGTCCAGGCTTTAACTTAGGAAAATACCATTTAACATCTTGGTAAATGTCTACTACTTCAACAGGCTCAAACTCTGGTCTATAACTGCTGATAGGATTAAATGTAAACACACTAAATCCTCTGTCGTTTATGCTAGTAAGTGGTACAACTTCTAAGTCTCCCAAGTCAGGTTCGCCAATAAGTATTTGCCAATCTACAGGCATCTTAACAATATTGTTGCCAATACGTAACACTAGTGCTGGACTATTAAATGACTCCATAAAAATTAATGGGATAAAGAAATAGTCTGGGTCTTTAGGATCTGAATTGTCCAATACGCTGAAACGTAGATCGCCTACGTCATCAGGTATTGCGTTCATTTCAAATGATGTGTTATCGAGGGTTAAAATTCTCATTAATAAATTTCCGTGCTTCTTCTGTTATGTTATAATAGTATCTATTGGTCTGGTAACTTAGTTCGTCTTTGACCACGTCTCTGTGTAATGGTATCTCATCTAATGTGTAAAAAGGATCAATACTAACACTAAAATTATACAGGTTTGTATTACCAAAGTAAACCGCAGGTTTGCCACTTTGTGCTACACATTGATGCACAAACTTATGATGTATGTGACCATAGTCACCATCTTCAGCATGAGTCAATACAAAGTCATATCCTTTTACAGCACGTTCTATATAACTACGTGCCTGTACTCTGTCAAAACTAATACCACGTTCCATGTCTCGATAGTCATCAATGTATCCTAAAAATCTAGTTGGGACGTTACGTTTTCGCCAGAACTCTGCTATTTCAGAACCTCTGTCAGACTGATTAGTATAAGTTAAGTAACAGATGTCGAAGTTTGTAGTTTCTTTAAACGACTCGACAAATCCGCCAGCCAGTATGATACAATCATCTGGATGTGCTACCATTACTAGACAATTTAAGTCGTTAGTTTCTCGAACATCCATTTGTTCTGTTGCTCACTAAAATATATTCTTAAATCGCACTCAGGCTTTTCCATTAACTTACAAACGTTTTGCCATATGGTGTCTGATACCCACATGCTTGCTGTTTGGAACGTTGCTGTCCACATCAAGTTAAAGAACAAAAACTCGAAACGTTCTTCTATTCCTCGCATTGTATTAAACTTATGTGCAGGAATAATTAGCTCAGGAACTTGAAAAGGTTTCATATGGTCAACTACAATCGGCTGACTCTCTGATAGTTTTTTAAGACGTAGATCATCAAACTTAGGTAACTCAAAAAATAAGTTGGGTATAGTGTTTGCTGTTTCGCCTCGATTTTCTAACTGCATTTCTTGATTGATTGCTTCTGCAAACTCGGGATGGTTACTTTCGTTATAGTTGAACGCCATACTTTCCTGCATACAAGTAGTCCATATAGGATGATTCTTATATATGTCTGCTCTAATATGAAACTTTTCTGGTATCATGTATTCGCATCTAGTACGTGCGTGGTCAGCTAATCTTAACCAGTTCTCATTAAAGATGTGAGCTCCGATAGTTTCGCTTACTACAACATCCGAACGGATATCAGTTTTAAGATAGTTTTCATTAACAATAGTAACTTTATCTTGATACCCCAGTTTCTCTATCATGTTCTTAAGAAACTGACAACGCTTGGGACTGGCTTCTACTGCTGTAACATGTTTCGCACCATGTTTAATTGCCAATGCTGTCAAGTATCCAGTACCTGCACCAATGTCTACAACTGTTTTATCACGTGCTATAATTTGTAATGCGTGGTCATAGAATGCATTACGTCCGTTGTCGTTCAACATGCCAATATTTGTGCCGTCGTCTTCAAACCAGTTAATAGTTTCACTTTCGTTGTTTTGATGGTCTACGAATGACATTCAATAATTTCCTTATATCTTTTTGCTAGGTATGTTTGGCTTT